GACAGAGGATTTACCGGTTATGGTGGTATCTTAACTATGACTATAAGGACCGTATAAAATGTCACCTGCTGATTGGGCTGGATTAGCCGTATCCATTACTACCCTTGCTGGAGCACTAGCAATGGGGGTTAAGCATTTAACTAAACATTATCTGTCGGAGCTTAAGCCCAATGGCGGGTCAAGTATCAAGGACAAGGTGAATGCCTTGGAAGACAAAGTAGATTTACTAACAGACTTAGTCAAGGAAGCATTGAGGAAATGAATGAAACCTGTAGTGAAGGCCGCGAGTCCTGCAGCTATTGCTGTTCTCCGTCAGGCGACAGCACTCTGGCCGAAGCGCAAGAAACTGTCCGACGGATTATTACCATCACTGGCACATCAGAAAGCCAGTCCGAATTCCGACCACAACACGGGTCTTGCTGTTGATTTGACACACGACCCCAAGAACGGGGTTGACTGTGCCCAGATATTCGAGAAGCTTAAAGAAGATGAGCGGGTTTCCTACCTTATCTTCAATAAAAAAATTTGGTCGCGCAAGTATGCTAAGTCTGGCAATCGTGTTTACACTGGTAGCAACGGTCATACTAAGCACCTTCATATTTCTATCAACCCTGATATGGCTAATGATACTAGCCCTTGGTTCTGGTGGATGAATCAACCAAAGATTGTGAATCAGTTAGCTGCAAAGCTAGCACCTGTACCTACAAAGAAGCTTCCGCTTCCTGAGGTACCAGCGGTGTGCACCTGCTGTAAGGTTCACAACACAAAACGAAAGGCAAAATAAATGGAAGCACTAAAGCAAGTATCGCTGACATGGTTCCGTGCTGCAGCCTCAGCTGCAATCGCACTCTACCTAGCAGGAGAGACTGACTTCAAGACGCTCGGAATGGCAGCCCTCGCTGGGTTCCTCGGGCCTGTCCTAAAGTGGCTCGACCCATCGGCTACAGAGTTTGGAAGAGGCGCACGCTAGCCCGTAGAATACCCTTTAAACGGCTTTAAACGCCCTTTAGAGACAAGAAACCCCCCGACTTAAGGTGATTACCTTAGGAAGGGGGGTCTTTTTGTTTATCTCTTAATAACCCATAGTTGCCAACCGCTATGGACTACGTCCAATTCATTCTTGTGTCTGTCTAAAAAGGAGTTGATTCCTGGCATAGGTCGGTAGGCATCACCCTTTCCATCACTCCATTGGTAGTCATCAAAAGCTAGAATGCCTTTAGGTCTTAGTAAGTCCCAGGATAGTTCAGCGTCAAGAAGTACGCCTACTGCAGTATGGTCGGCATCAATGTAGATGAAGTCATATTGCTCTTCATCATAGCGCAAAAACTCCATGGTGGTTCCCCTAAACCATCCAAGTCTAGGATTATACTTGGATGTTCTATCCCTGTAGAACTCAAAGATTCTATCAAAGTCCATAGTATGGTGAGCTTCCTCGTCGGAACCTTTCCACGTATCAACATCAGTTAGAGTTGATGAATCATGTGTAATGACATTTTCCATGAGCCACACAGTGGCATCTCCCGTATACACACCTAGCTGTAGGAAATTTAGATTGGGTCTGTCTTTCAGATGCGATAAGAAATTACTAAAGTTTTCTTGAGCAGGAGTGGAGGCAAACCAATTTGGATACTCCATCTGCCTCCCTTCCTAGTCCGATAAAATAACCTTGCGGCTTCTCCTCCGCTCAGTTATAATATATATATTATATAATATAAATAATATAAAGACCCCGAAGGGGTCTTATATAATATATATAAATATAATTATAATATATATAAATATATAATGCAAGTTTATTGAAAGGAATCATGGGAGTATATCTTACCGATGATTACAAGATACCGGGGCATGTGTCATACTCAGCCCTGACTACATACATTGACTGTGGTTATCTCTACTACCTTGGTCGACTACTTGAGATACCTGAACAACCTGCTGTTTGGTCAGCTGGGGGCTCTGCCTTTCATAAGGCTACCGAAGAATGGGATAAAGCACATGTTGAGTAAGCAACTATGGGAAGAAGCGTGGCATGAGTACACGAAAGATGTCGACCTCTCAACGCTTAGGGTTGGCGGCAGGGCTACGAAGGAGCGTCCTAACAAAGAAGACGCAGACTTCTGGCAAGTTGCAGGCCCCGAGTGGGTACAAAGTTACATTGATTGGCGCACGACTAACACGAACTGGAAGATTTGGAAAACGCCTCAAGGCGTTCCTGCGATTGAACTAGGTATCATACCTGAGTTCGCTGGAGTTCCAGTCAAGATGGTTATCGATAGAGTCTTTGAAGTTGATGGCGACTTAGTTGTTGTAGACTTGAAGACTTCACAGCGCACACCTGACTCAAGCTTACAGCTTGGGTTCTACAAAGCAGGACTGAAAAAGATATTTGATGTTGATGTCAAGTATGGTAATTACTGGATGGCTCGTCAGTCGGGCACTGGTAGCATGGTTGACCTGACAAAGTATACCGAAGATATGATTACATACTTCGTAGAAAACTTTGACAAAGCACGCAGGAATGGTGTATTCTTACCAAACACAAACAACTGTAATCGGTGTGGGCTCACGGAGCACTGCCCGTTTACTTCGAAGAAAGAGAAGCAATGAACGAAGAATGGAAACTGCAAGTCTCGTATAAGACTGGTGCTGGTGATATGATTAACATCCGTGCCAATACTGCAGATGAACTCAGTGTGCTGCTTGAAGGTGTAGGTGACTACGCTACGCAGATTGCTGCAACAAACAAGATGCTAGCAGCAGCGTATAATGTAGCCCCTTTATCGACTACAAATTCCACTACAAGCACAACGCCTCCGTCCTCCTTACCTCCAACCCCGGTGTCGGAAGCGTCAGGTACCGCAGCTCCCACATGTAAGCATGGTGGACGAATCTATCGTAGCGGTATCAGCAAGAACACTGGCAAACCTTATGCGTTCTGGGCATGTCCTACCCCACAAGGTACACCTGACCAGTGCAAGCCAGTCAACTAAATAATATGAAACCAGTGAGCCGTAGTCAGTCTGTAATGGATTGGCTACGGTTACTTTTTAGAAGGAAGAAGAATTGCGTACACTTGTCCGAAGCGTTGGTCGCCCAAGTATCGGTGGGGAACCGCTACCGTCATGCTTCAAAGCGTTTGAGTCAAACAAGATTATCATCAGACGCAGTGAAGTGTCGATGTTCGCAGCAGCGCCAGGAGTAGGTAAGTCAACACTTGCTCTTGCTCTTGCGCTCAAGATGAAAGTTCCCACGCTGTACATTAGCGCTGACACAAACGCACACACTATGGCTATGCGCCTAGCATCTATGATTAGCGGTAAGAATCAAGGTGATGTTGAACAATTATTGAATACTGATTTAGGCTGGACAAGAGCGGTGCTCGCCAAGGGTAGCCACATTGTATGGTCATTTGAATCAGCACCTACACTTCAGGATATCGATGAAGAGGTACAAGCATTCGAAGAACTATGGGGATGTCCACCTCAACTGATTGTTGTAGATAACTTAATGGATGTTGCCACCGATGGTGGCGAAGAGTTCGCATCTATGCGTGCTATTATGAAGGAGTTGAAGTACCTTGCTCGTGCTACTAACGCTGCTGTCGTTGTACTTCATCATACTTCTGAGGCTGTACAAGGCACTCCGTGCCAGCCTCGCTCTGCTATTCAAGGTAAGGTTGCTCAACTACCTGCTCTTATTTGCACCCTCGGTGTCGTGGGAACAAGTATGGGCGTGGCCCCTGTCAAGAACAGATATGGTAAGGCTGACGCAGGTGGAGGGCTAATGACTTGGATTGCATTCAACCCTGAATATATGTTCGTTGATGACATACCGGAGAATGTATAATGGATGACGATTACTTGGAGATTCATGCTAAAGAGATGGCACAGTCTGAATATCTCAGACATATTGCCAAGTGCATACAGAAGATTGATGATGCCAAACCGCCAGCTAAGGATGCTTATACGCAAGGCGTACAAGACGGACTTGACTGGGCGATACGAATACTAGAGAAAGATAAGAGCGCATACTAATGGCTAACCCTAATGGTCGCAAAGGTGCACAGTTTGAAACAGATGTAATGCGATGGCTTCGTGAACACGAGGCAGTAGCAGAGCGCTTGACTAAAGCTGGTGCCAAAGATGAGGGTGATTTGTATGTATTTCTCCAGGGTCAGACATACATCATGGAGTTAAAGAATAGAAAGAAGTTAGACTTGCCTGCCTTTTGGGACGAAGCGCAGGTTGAGGCAAAGAACTACGCAAAGGCTAGGGGATTGGCGACCATACCTCCAGCCTTTGTTGTAGTGAAGCGTCGCAATCATGGCATAGAAAAGTCATGGGTTATACAGGATTTGGGACAGTGGATGAGAGAGAGATATGAATGACTTACCAAGTATTAGAGATGTGCTTATCCACTACGGTGCACAGGTTGGACGAAACCACGGGCAAGTTAATCTCCGATGCCCATTCCACGGAGATACGCACCAGTCAGGTACCGCCAACCTTGACAGCAATGTCTTCGTCTGCTTTGCATGCGGAGTTCAAGGAAATAGTTTACAAATCATTTCTCAACAAGAAGGAATTACGGTAAGAGATGCAAAAGAATTCGCAGAAAGAATTACTGGAACGAGCAACGGCAAAGTACCAGGAAAACATTTATCAGGCAGAAGCTTACCTAAAAAGCAGGGGTATTCCAATAGAGACAGCACGGCTGGCGCGATTAGGCGTAGTCGTAGAGGCTGAGGTGGGACATGAGATATATACTGGCAGACTTAGCATACCATACATTACTAAGACCGGCGTTGTGGATTTACGGTTCCGTTCGCTCAATCCTGCAGTGGAGCCTAAGTACATGGGACTCACTGGCGCTGATA